CAGATATACTTTCCACAAAAACAGAAGAATGCGAACTTGCTTATTATGAGATTGACCCATCTGTCCAGACACTTTTCCATATGTTATATGAAGAAAACTCTTACTTATGTAGTGAAGACATTTACATGACTAACAAATTTGAATCTTTTGACATATGTGTAACAGATGGAATCTATGTCATTAAATTACAGAACCAATCAAGAGAGTCACTACATTCTTATAGCTCTAAGACAATAATAGAACTGACTCATGAAGAGATGACGACACTACCTCATGATTTAGTTCTTTCTAAGTTTAGAAAACCAGGGAAAGATATTAGACTAGGAGATTTCATGTCAGTGCATGATGGTGCTAATGAATTATCTCCAGATTATGTAGGCATAAACCCTAGAAATTCAGAATATATAATCATGGAAGTTGGTACTAGTAGGGGCAACTTGGAAAATACATTTAATATTAAGGAAAATAAGTATATGACTCCACTAGCTAATCGGTTTAAGAAGTTTAGATATTATAAAGTTATTGTTGGCCCTATGAGTGTCTTGTCAGATTTATCTTTGACAAGAGATCAGTGCGCAGAGCTAGTCTATATGTATAGAATAGGGTTAGAAATTCAGGAAAGAGCAAAAGAATTGGGCTTTGTTCTAGATTACGAACTGACTAGTATAGACTATAAAAAGAAAGATCTCGAAATGATGATTAATAATATGGACCTACTTTACAAATCAAATTCTGCTGTTCTAAACTGCCAAGATAAGAGAGTGCTCAACACTGAATATGTCCACAAATTACTGAAAGCTTCATTGGAGCCAGTAGTTAAAGATTACACATTCGATAAAGACACATATTTCATTGGAAATAGAACAGATATGAAGCGTGTCTGTGTTATGCCATTAATAATACCAAGAGTGACAACATTACATTCTACATTGTCTAGTTTTGTTCATATTAATGGTAGCACTTCTGAACAGCATTCAATGAGTATGGTTTGGTATGATGCAAAGAATCACTATGAGTCCCTTAGATTGGAAGACAACTTTGAACCTATATACTTGGATTATAAATCATATGAACGATCTACAAAATCAGCTAAAAGTCTGAAAAAAACTTTGCAATTTAAAGTGGATATGACAGATGATTCATGGGAGATCTTAGCAGAACAATATGGACTCAAGAATAAGAGTATAGGACTCAAAACTAAAACATCTGATGGCTTTGATATAAACACAAAGACATTCGATATACAGAGTTTTATAAGTGATAGTAGCTTATTTGATTATGTAGATGACGAAGTTTTAGCTCCTCGTTTAATAAACTTTTTGAATTATTATTCTAGTATGGAGCACATTGGAATAACAGAATTGATGGATTTTGCTAGAACGAAGATCGGTCAGTACTTATTGTTCATATCCTCACTAGCAGTAGAGATAACACTTAACTCGAGCACCAATACTAGTGGGAAGAATATGATTTTCACTCACATACGTAGTCATGGAGTGCCATTAGTTATACACAACACAGGATCTAGCAAACACATATTTTACTCCATACTAATAGAGAAAACCGATCTATTACATAGTTATGATTTGCCATTCTCTCCTATGTTTAAGACTTTTGAAAATCATTACACTAATGGTTTCAACTCTACTAGAGCAGGAGATTTAGGGAATATGATTACTGCATTTTCTAAGGGATTTACTTTGTTCTCATGCTTTAAAGAAATAGATAATCTAAGTTTGAATAAAGAATTAAGACTAAAAGAAGATTACTTGTCTTCAATTTTAGTTATGCTAGAGAACAAAGAACAAACTTCTTCAACACTGTCTAATATCAGATACATGTATATGAAGTTGGTTGCAGAAAAGATGCCAAATCCATTAATTGTGTTCAATAAATTTCCCAAGATAGTTCGCAGTAGACTGCTAGTGTTTATGATACAAAGAGCATATAAGTATTTCTCAGAAACAACAGTGGAAGTGTTGAACTTTGTTAAGGATGATGATATGACTGTAGAAGATGAACAGAACATTGCTAATGATCAATTTGAAAATTTGAGATCATTCATCAGTGATAGAGATATATCCTTTGAAGTATCTATGAATTTATCTTATTTCAGTGTATTGAGAGACAAGAATAAAGAGGACATGGTAGCAGCTAATAGGAAAATATTTGAAAAAGTGTTGACAGAAGAAATAAAGATGAGAGATGCTGATCCAAACTTGATGCAAGCAGATAAAATGTATAGAGAAATAGACATTACAAAGTTAAAGTCCCATGAATTTGTAGGATCACATGTTAAAGACTTAGGTAGAGTGGCAAAGAGTATAATGGATGCTAGAGGATATGATAAAGAGAAGTTCAAAGAGAAGATTTTGTTTGATTTAGCAAAAACCACTTTTGAAGAGTTCTCAACAATGAAAGCATCAGCAGAGTACAAAGATTTGCATGTTGATCAAACAGTTAAGGATTATAAATCAAAACCAAGACTCAAGGTGATTGCGGCAATATTCAAAATTATAGATGAACTATCGATAAATGAACCATCTCCAATGTTATATTTTGCTAAGTATATAAGCTGCATAGTTGATATGGGGGCTTTGATAGTGAACTTGTTCAAAAAGAATCAAGTGCAAGGCATCAGAGAGATTTTTGTACTCAATATCTACTCAAGATTATCAATCAAACTATTAGAAGGAGTTTCTAGATCTATGTGTGAAATATTGCCAAATGAGTTCCTTACTAAAGGTAGAGACAAGTTTAGAGAAGTTCCAAAACATTATGCTAAATTGAGTAATATGTTTTCAAACAACAAAAGTTCACAAACTTCAAGTATTTCAGGAGATTGCACAACTTGGTGTCAGAGATTCATAATGCCAGTGTTCTCTACATTTTATAATGAAGTTTTCTCAGATTGGCCTGGAATGAGGAATGCAATTAATACAGTATTAAACATAGTAACAGACAAGAGACTGGAATTACCAGAATCATTATTAAAGGATTTCCTTATGAGATCTAACATTGAATCTATGAGTTCACCTGCTTTGAATGAGCTTAAATCGCAATTCTTAGGTGATTCTGAGAATAATGATCTGCTGGATGAGAATTCACCATTCTTAAAGAATACTAGCAACTTTATGCAAGGAATCTTACACTATACATCTTCTGCAGTCCATTCATCTCACGTGTTATGGTTAGGAAAGTTGATATACAAGTTATTTAGAGATATTAAGCTGAATGAAGATGACAAGCTACTAATAACAACACAAGTCTCATCTGATGATGTCAGTTTCATCATGTCAATAACTCATGATAAAGATGAGAAGTCCACAACATACTATGATGAGTTATTAAGTTATTTCAATAGAGTTATTGCTAATTCATACCCGTTATTCTCAGCAAAACTGTCACTAGAGAAATCAGTCATGGACTCAAGAGTGCACATAGTAGAATTTAATTCTTTCTGGTATGTAAAAAACACACTTATTGAGCCCAAAATAAAATGGTTCATTAGTGCTAGTAACATAAGACCAGAGTCTTCATGTTATGATAGAATGAACACTGATTATACACTATTCAG